CGGCTTGCGCCACCTCCTTATGCACGGTGGGGTCGGACAGGTTCAGCGCGTCAGCCCAGCCAGTCAGGTGCTCGAAGATACTCATAGCTCGCTCCATCTCTTCCGACAGGTTGTGACGATCATCCATATAGCGGATGAGCGTGTCGCACACCATCTGGATAAGCTCGTAGATGGTCATGCCTTTCTTCTTGGCTATGCGTGCCAGTTGCTCGGCAGCCGTGCGGCTTACCTTGGTCGCCAGGGTGATGTAACGCTCGTCAATCTGTTGTGTGAATTGTTCCTCCATTGCGTGTTTTGTTAAAGTTATATCGTTGTCTCAAAGTCTCGCGCCACATTCTGACGCGAGGGTCAGCCATTTCATCTGGGTCGAGGAATGGTTGCCCGTCGTTGATAATATGTGTGATAATGTCGCCAACCTTCACAGGTTCGTGCTTGGGTTCTTCCTTGCGAGGCTTGTCGCCAGTCCTCATCATGCGGATGGCAATGTCGGCAACGTCTGCCTTCATGCCGTCGGCTTCCGTCCAACAGGTATCGAAGAAGTGGGTATATACTCGGCATTTGTCGTAGCCCAGCTTGTCGCATACCTCTTGCCAGTCCTCGCGCCCATCCTTGTCCGGCCATAGCCATATCGTGCGCCCTTGGTCGATGAGTGGCTGAAGGCTGTCAAGTTGCAAGTGTTTCAATCCTCCGCACGCCATCCATATCTGAGCATCATGGTTGCCGTAGTAGTTTGCCATGATGATGGCTGTCTTCTCGCTCTCCACGATGTTGACAACCGCCTTCGGATATCGGTTCATCAGGTGAGAGCCAAACAGCGGCTTGATAATCTCGTGCTTGTCGGGTTCCAGCTGTTGTCGGCATCCGTCCTGATTGTATATCCAACCAGGGTGTGCCTCCTTGTCTCGGTGACCATCGGGCAGGTACTTCATCAGCTTGGCTGCTCGCGGTATGCCGTTGTGGTCTATCTGCCAGAACACCACTCGCCCGTCTCGCCAACCGCCTACGCAGTACATCCACAATGTCTGCTGGAGTCGTGCCCGCTGCTCATCGTCCCACGGTAGCAGTTGCAACCAATATGTAAATAATATCGACTGCTCTTGTGCTATCGTCATAGTCCTGACGACGTATGCCCTCGGTATCTCCAGCACAGGCAGCGGTGCGGGCTTCGGTCGTGGTGGCGGTGGGGTGTAGTTCAGCGGAATGTCATCCACAGGCTCGTGGTATTTCTTACCCAGCCATCGGATAGCATCTGGGAACGACAGCCGCTCATGCGCCATGATGAACTGAACAGGACCGCCTTTCTTGTCGCAGGCGAAGCAGCGGTAGGTATTGCCGTGTCGCGCTTCGGGGATGCTCGAAGGCCTCACGATGAAGTTGCCGTCGTGCTTATCATCGTGAAATGGGCAGATGCCAGTGAGGTTTACGCCCGCCTTGCGGAGGTCCACGAAGTCGCCCACGACATCCTCAATCTTCGCGAGGTCAATGACTCGCTTAACTACGTCTTCGGGTATCTTTGGCATAGGTCAGTCAATAAGAATTATCTGTAAAACCATAGAACGCGCATGTGCGCGTCGCCCGCTATCCCGAAACCCTTCCACACCCCTCTATCCCTATATAGGGATAGAGTGGGGTGTGGGGGTGAAGGGCTAAGCGGCAAAAATTAAAATGGTGCATGGCCTGGCCTCTCAGTAAAGTCGATGTATTGAGGTTCGTCGTCTGAAGGCTTGCGGTCAAGTCCAACATAGTGATATTTGCCGTTGTCTGACTTCTTGATGATACCCGCATCCCTGGCAGTGTTGATTAGTTTGCCAGCCTTTGCACCTCCGCATCCTTTGGATCGTAGGAACTTGTCGAGGTCGGTATATGTGGCTCCAAGGCTCGTCCAGTTGTAGAGCTTGAAGTAATCGTTAGCCTCGATACGCTTCTGCTGTTCTTTGGAGTCGGTTATGTCAATGTTGCTTGCCACGGCTCGCATCTGAGGAACACCAAGAGCTCCAGCGGCTTCAGTCACCACAAACTCCCAGTCTTCCATGTCCTTACCACGGGCATCGTCCTGCTTGACGGTGAAATAGACGGTGCCGTCCTTCTCTTTATGCTTGATACATACCAGTGTGTCGGTGATCTTGTTTCCGAGCTCCGTACCGAGGTGGCCACGCATCTTGCTCTCGTCATCATTCTTCGGGCGAGGGTTCATGTGCAACGTGTTCCAGATACATATCTGCCGCTGCTCCGCAAATGCCATGAGGTCGGTGACCAATGCACTGCTGGCCTCGTTGTCGTTGAAGTCGCTGATGATGTCGCGGATACCATCAATGAACACCGCATCTGGGTTCAGCACCTCAATGGCTTGCCGTATGAGCCTGTATCGCTTCTCGTAGGCGCGTTCTTTGATGTTACCTTTGTCATCCTTTACGTCGGTGACAGAACGCAGCCACAGGACGTGAAAACGCTCGCAGGGAATATCGAGCGGCCAACCGCACAACCAATGCACACGCCTGAGTACCTTTGCACTGTTCAGTTTCTCCATCTCGGTATCGACATAGAGCACTGTCGGAAGGTGTCCGAGGTATTCAATGGTGCGGTCAGGAACTCGTAATCCTGGAAGGCATCCCGTCGTCCTTGTTCGCTCAATGCCGGTGCCTAAGACTGCAGCCATCAGTTGCGCCAACAGGAACGTCTTGCCGTTCTTCTTCTGACCGCTAATGGCCTGAATACCTCCGAGTGTAGAGAACGGCACGCCGTTATACTCCAGCAGGTAGTATGGCTCTGGGTAGTTCTGCGTGGCATCCAGCAGATACGGCTCAATCTCTTGTCGTCGTTGCAATATCGCTACCTCATCACCTGGCAGTGGTATCTTGTTGTCTTCGTTCATCGTATGCTCTCTTTATGTTTTCCGCGCGATAGTAACCGTGGCTGTTCACCTGTCTTGGTACAGTGTACCTCGTTTTCTTTCGCTTCATGAGTATTTCCTCCCGATTCTGTTCGTACCACCGTCGGTTATACTCACGTCTTTCTTCTTTCGTCATAGTCCCTATTAATTAGAAGTGGTGACCTCAGTAGGCCACCACTCGCAAAAATATTCATCAGAACGGCAGGTCATCGTCGTCACCTCCTCCCTGCTGTTGTGGTGCTTGTCCTGCTGCTGCTTGCGCCTGTCGTGGTTGTGCGTGCTTTTGTGCTCCGGCTCTCTCCACATTCGTCACTCGTACCTCGGTGAACCAACGCCCGCTCTCCTGGTTCTTGGTACTCTCCAGTCGTAGTGTCAGCGTCACGTTCTCTTCCAACGGTTGCAGGTTGTGACGCTTGATGTTGTCCTCACCAAAGATGCGGACGCACAGCTGTGTTGCTCTTTGCTGGCCACTCCACATGAAATACTCGAAGATGTAGTCCTGAGACATCCATTGGTTGCCTGTCCGTTGGCTTACGCCCGTATTAGCAGGCAACACCTCGGCAATTCTGCCGGTTAATTTGATAATCTGTTCCATATTATTTATTTATTAAATCCGGTCTGCTCTGTTCCGTCTTTATCATGTTCATCTCTTCAGAGATTTCCCATTCTCGACATACATGCGACTTGTTCACGATTCTGTCCTTAACGTTAGGGTCAATTCTGCACAACCTCCTTGGCCCCTCAGTGTCGTAAGCATCCTTGAACTTGCACGATGCACAGCACTTCTTGATCAGCGTCCCTTTCTTGTTGCGAACAAACTCATAGAACAGTCCGTCGCACTCTTTTAAAATCTTGTCCTTATTGCTCATATCTATTGTTGTTTATTGTTCCGTATGTTATGCCATCAGCACCGACCTTCTCACACGAAGCGGCCAGTCCTCACGTCCGTTGGTCACTACAACGTCAGGAATGGTGCTGTAGTCATATATCTCGCAGCTGATAGGCTTCTGATTGCTGTTGTCATATCCAATGGGCACCCCTCGGCTATCCTGTGGGGTGCTGAGGAAGTCACCAGGAGGCACTTGGTAGATATATTCCTCGTTGTTGATACACCTCTCGATATACTCAGCACTCAGCGGCTCACAATGCTTGGCAGCTCGCCGCATCCCTTCTACCCATTCAGGAGAAAACGGACAATGCCACACGCCATTTCCTGGAGTACTCTTACTGTATATCATGACAGTGTTCCGCCAATCATACACATCAGCACCAGCCCTGCGGGTATTGCAAAGATATAAACCCACTTAGGCAGTCCGTCAAACGACTTGTCTTCGCTCGTCAAAATGTCAATCAGTTCTTTCATAATCGTATCTTTTAAGTTATTAATGACACCCCTCTGCGTTAGTGGCTTGGGAACACGCACCATATATGTATAGTGGCCGCATTAGT